GAAAACTAAAGCCTGAAGTTGTAAGAGCAACATGGAATGAAGTACAACAAGTCAAAGACCAACTCGCAAACCTATTCCCTGGTAGATTTGTTGAGATAGTAAACAATAGAGCAGGAGAAGATGTATTTAGAAAATCTTTTGTTGAAATAGGTAAACTAATAAAACGCCCACCTTCAAGTCCAATTGCGAAAGCGTGGATTGCACACGAATTAGAAAGTAAAGACAGAACTTGACTCCTTAGTATTTCGTGTTATAATATAGTATGAGCTTATATACAGACCAAAAATATGTAGGATTAATATCCTCCCGCCTTGAACTATTCAAACAGGTTAGACAAAATCTTTGGAATTCACGATGTCCTATTTGTGGTGATTCTCATAAGAATAGATCAAAAAAACGAATGTACATTTATGCAAAGAAGCAAGACTTGTTTGTAAAATGTCATAATTGTGGATATGGTGCCTCTCTTGGAAACTTCATAAAACAAATTGATCCTCACCTACACGGACAATATGTAATGGAGAGATATAGTCAAGGTCAAACAGGACTTCGTAAAACAAAAGAACCAGAGTTTCATTTTGAACCACCAAAATTCAAACCTAAACCAACTACAATTAACTTACCATCCATAGGTTCTCTTCCATGTGATCATCATGCCCGATTGTTCTATACGGGTAGAAAGATGCCAAATTTTTTCTTAGATAAGGTTTATTATGCAGATGATTTTAAAGAGTGGGCAATGTCGATATCTGAGATCGATTATTCTAATTTAGGTAGAGAAGAATCGAGAATGGTTATTCCTTTTTATGATACAGAAGGAAAATTAATTGCTGCTCAAGGCAGAGCTTTAGGTAGTCATGAACTCCGATATATTACTGTTAAAGTTTCTGAAGATAGTACCAAAGTTTACGGTTTGGAACGATGGGAATCCAAGACACATACATATATTGTAGAGGGACCGATAGACTCAATGTTCCTTCCAAATTGCCTTGCAGTAGCCGGAGGCGATCTCCAATCAATAAAAATTGATAAAGAAAAGTGTGTATTAATATTTGATAATGAACCAAGAAATGAACATACTGTTAAAAAATTGATGAAAGCTATAAGCGATGGATGGTCTGTTGTGGTTTGGCCTAAAGATAAAAACTTTAAAGATATTAATGATTTAGTTATTAGTGGATTGTCAACTAATGAAATTCTTGAAATAATAAATAAAAATATATTAAAGGGATTAGAAGCAAATTGGGCAGCTAGAAAGTGGAGAAGCGTTCAATAACAAATAGAAATTTTAGAAAAGATAGGAAAATAGTGGAAGAAAGAAATAATGCATTCGAGAATGATTTAGCAGAATTTGTATATATGAGGACTTATTCACGGTGGGATGATGGAAAACAACGTAGAGAATATTGGAAAGAAACTGTTGAAAGAGTAATAACATTCCTTAAAAAGGTAAGTAAAAATCAACTAAAAAAATCAGATTATGAATTAATACACAAATACATTTTAGAAATGAAAGTAATGCCTTCCATGCGATTAATGTGGACTGCAGGAAAACCAGCAGAGATCAATAATGTTGCAATTTATAATTGTTCAACTGTTCCTGTTGATTCATTACATTCTTTTGCTGAAGTTTATTTTCTATTGATGAGTGGTTGTGGTGTAGGTATAGATGTTTCTAAAAGATACATTGAAAAGATTCCTAAAGTAAAGAAATTGAATGGAGAGAAGAGTAAAATCGTTTTTAAGGATTCTAAAGAAGGTTGGGCAATCGGTACAATGGAAGTTTGTACAGCCATGTGGGAAGGATATGATGTTGTGTGGGATTTATCAAAACTACGACCACAAGGAGCAAGACTCAAGACTTTTGGTGGTAGGTCATCAGGTCCCGGTCCCTTAGATGAAACATTGCATTTCATTAAGCATATGGTTGAAGCACATAGGGAACGTAAATTAAGTCCATTGAATGCTTTTGATATAGTAACTAAAATTGCTGCAAGTGTAGTAGTAGGAGGAGTACGAAGATCAAGTATTATTACCTTATCAGACCTGTATGATAGAGGAATGAGAGATGCAAAACACGGACAGTTTTGGATGACTAATGGTCACAGGGCTATGAGTAATAATAGTGCTATATATGATGAAAAACCTTCCTCAGTAGATTTTTTGAAAGAATGGTTAGCACTTGCGGAGAGTGGTACAGGAGAACGTGGAATATTTAATCGAGGTTCTATTAATGATTTAATTCCTAAACGAAGACGTAAGAGACAAGATTGGACAACTAATCCATGTGGTGAGATAATATTGCGTCCAAGAGGATTCTGTAACCTCTCAGAAGTGATCATAAGAGAAGAGGATACACTTCCAGAGTTAATGGAAAAGGTCAGGGTTGCTACAATTATTGGAACGATACAATCTACATTGACAAATTTTAGTCTTTTAGATGAACTTCACGATGACTGGAAAAAGAATGCTGAAGAAGAAAGACTCTTAGGTGTATCCCTTACAGGACAAATGGATAATCCAGACATTTTAACACCAGAAAATTTACAAGCATTAAGAGATTATTCAGTAGGAGTTAATGTAGAGTATGCTGAACGATTAAAAATTAATAGATCCGTAGCAATTACAACTACCAAACCATCTGGTACTGCTTCTATTTTAGTAAATTCTTCATCAGGGTTTCATCCACGATTTGCCCCTTATTATATACGAAGAGTTAGAATTTCCGCAACTGACCCTTTGTATAGTATGATGAAAGATCAAGGAGTCAACTTTATTCCAGAAATAGGACAACCTAAGGAAACTGCAATGACATGGGTATGTGAATTTCCAGTAGAAGCTCCTAAAAGTGCGGTATTGGTTAAGGATGTTGATGCAATTTCTCAATTGAAGCAATGGTTAAAGATAAAACATAATTATACTGAACATACAGTATCAGCCACAATTTATGTTAAACCCGATGAATGGTTTAAGGTAGGACATTTCGTGTATGAAAATTTTGATGATATAGTAGGTGTCAGTTTTCTACCAAAAGATGACCACATATATCAATTAGCACCTTACGAAGAAATTGATGTAAAAACCTATGAAAAAATGGCAGGAGAATTCCCTAAGATTGATTACTCTAAGTTATCCAAATATGAAAAGGAAGACCTTACAACCGGTGCACATACAGTTGCTTGTAGTGGGGATAGTTGTGAAATTATTTAAAATTTAACTAAATATAAAGAAGGAACAGATGGCATATACATTAGACAAAGAATGGAAAGATCAACAAACCTCACAAATGACTACTTCGATAGCTTTTGCGGAGAATGAAGAGGAACTTGGTACTTTTACTGCGCGACAACAGAATGCCGATGGACTTTCCATCAATGATATATTTCGCAGAAAACAACATCTCACCATGAGTCTTTTATCTTTAGAAAATCCCGAATTCTTGGAGCGCTTGGAGACCACAAACATTATTACAACATCATAATATAATCTTAGGAGTAAATGGACATCAGAGACAGATTGGGTATGTGGTATGATGAAGCAAAAGAATATTTAATAGAAAAATTTACAGTAAAAAAACAGAAGGATGGAAAAGAAGAGCTCTATGAACAACGGTGGGTGTGGTATCACAGTTTGCTGGTTTTCGAACTCTTCATAATAATTCTCTTATTATTATACATTGCAATATAGAAATGGACTAAATAAATGTCAATAGTTTTTAATAAAGATAGTTGGGTTGCTTCACGAATAAAAAAGAGAGCTTGGATCATCCAAACTAATGGTAGTGTACATGGTATGCAATCCGAGGCAGCAACCCTTTCTAAAGAACTTAGTGATTATACAGGGATAGGTGAGGAAGTTTTTCCTTGTACTATAGGATTGCCGAGACATAACGACTTTAAGATATGGTTCGGTGAGAGATTACTGTGGAGTCACACAGAAAAACAAAGATTACCTGGTGCCAGAGAATTGATACAATTATTAGCAGATGAAGAATACGAGCACAAACGGATGTATTGGAAAACGAAAGATAAAAGGTAAATGCCGACAGACACTCAATGGGAAGACGGTACAGCTAACATCAACATATTATGCGATGGATGTGATAGAGAATATAGTATTATAACGGAAGATACGACAGGATTAGAATTATGTCCATTTTGTGGGCATTACCTTGAGTTTGTTGTTGAGGACGAGAAAGATGATGATGAGTCAGAAGAAGATAGCTGGTATTGATTATTCTTTAACATCACCCGCAGTATGTGTTTATACTGAGGAAGAAGATGGTGGATTTTATAACTTTGATTGCTGTGTGCTTCATTATTTATCTAATAATGAAAGACAACAACAACTTTCCTCCAGGAGTGGGGTAAGTAACATAATAGCTGAACGTTATCCTGAATGGAATTGCGAAGAAGAAAGACACGAAAAACTTGCATCTTGGGCATATCGTATTGTGCAAGGTTGTGTAGAAGTATATCTTGAAGGATATGCATTTGCTACTGCTGCACAAGCTGGTGTTCGTTCAATAGCGGAGAATACGGGGTTACTAAAACACAAAATGTGGAAAAATAAAATTCTATTTAAGAGTTACCCTCCTACTGTTATTAAGAAATTTGCGACAGGAAAGGGTAATGCGAACAAAGATTTGATGTATGAAGCCTTTGTTGGTGAACTCTTAACTCCCACAGACCTCAAGGAACGATTGACCCCAAAAGCAAGTAAAATAACAAACCCTGTAAGCGATATTGTAGATTCTTATTTTATAGCTAAAGCTGGGGCTGAAGGTTTGTTATGACAAAAAAAGAGAAAAAATCTGTAGCTAATAATAAGTATTACCAAAAGAATAAGGATCGTCTTGCAGAGAAGTGGAAGAATGATGAGGTGAGGAAAGAAAAACTAAAGGTTTACTACCAAAAGAACAAGGAAATTATTCTTGAAAGAGCGCGTGAATGGAATTGTAAGAATAAAGAAGCAAGAAAATTAATTACAGGACGTGTTAAGAGATCAAAAATTCAAACGTTCTGGCAAGTTAATGAAGAAAAAAGAAATGAACATTGAGAAACACAAAGAGCTTATTCCATTAACAGAAAAGGTCGATATTACAGGAAATTATCTTGTAAGACGGTTCAAGGACGATAGTGGAAACTATTTGATCATAGACAATTATGGAGATTTCCTAGTACTTGACAGTCAGGCCGCTGGAGATGTCCTTACAGCAATTTGGGATGACGCTTATTCACCAACAATGTCCACGGGGCTAATGAATTGAGATTATATATCAGATGAAAACAATTTTAAATTTAGTTATCCTTAATCTAATCCAAATTATATTGACATTTACTATTATTGTCTTACTTACCTCATGTGCACCACCATCATCCTCAGATCCGTTATGGATGTCCAGTTTAAGGACACTACCACAGGTAGAGGGTTTCAGTATGGCTGGCGTATTCAGTATAAATGGAAAAATATATGTACAAAAATGTGATTCGGGTGGAAATCAAATATGGATGAGATATAACGAAAAAACTCATACGTGGAGACAAAGTAGGTATAATACATTAGGATGTTCAGATGGTGAAAGTGCAACGGGACCAAACTCCGGATAATGGTGGGGTAATAACGACAACCAAACCGAAAAAAGGGGCAATAGCCCGTGGATTCAAGAGAGTAAAAGAACCACAAAAGCCTGGCAATTTTGCTGTGATTTTACACAATGATGATTTTACTCCAATGGAGTTTGTAGTATATGTTCTACAAGAGGTTTTTCATCATCCATCTGAAGTTGCTGAAAAGATTATGTTGGCTGTACACAAAGAAGGTATGGGTATTGCAGGAGTATATCGCCTTGAGATAGCAGAACAAAAAGCATATGATACGGCGGAAGAAGCAAAAGAAAATCAATATCCTTTAAAAATTACAGTCGAGGAGATAGGTGGAGATTAGAACATTTTTGAAGAGGCATTTGCTATGGTTCTTCATATTGATATCATTAATTTTAGGTATGGTATTGGGTAAAATTTATGCTATAATAACGTTAGGAGATGATGGACGAGCAACTATTACAACATCACAGGAACGAAATCCGAACCGTAATGCAGAAGAAATTTTGTGAAAACTTATTCCGTTCTCCAGAATTTTCTTTCCTCCCTTCTATTGGAATAACACACCTTTTTCAATCATTCGAAGC